CTTCATTTGACGGGATCGTGCTGCCGTCACAGTCGGTAGCGCCATACCTCGGCCAGTCCATAGACTGCGCCCGCTCATGCGTGCGCCGCCCCTTCCACCACATCCCGTCCAAATAACGGGCAGCGCGTCGGATAGCTGAATTTTTGAGCGTGTCGGATGATGTGCTGTCCCACGCTGCGCCCTGATAGTCGAGATAGTACGCCTCAGCATCCGCAAGCGATATGTAAGCGTCGGAGTCTGTCAGCCCCGTGCCATCTTCAACCGTCAAAGCCATTTCAAACCCTCAAAATGGTGGCGCCCCCGAAGGGGCGCGCACCGTTTCGCTTACTGCGAGTCGACCAGGACGCCAGCGGTGTCCTTGTCAAACGTAGCGATCTGGTCCCAGTTGGTGCCAGTCGCCAGCTCAGCGTCGGTCGGAGAAGCGCCACCGTTCGCCTCGTCCCAAGAGTAGCCCTTGAGTCCGAGGTTGAAGGTGTACTCAGCCTGCCAAGTCCGCAGGATGTTCTCGTCCCCGTTGCTGGTTTCGATGTTGGTGAACAGGTCGCCGTTGTCCTCGACCATTGCGCCCATCTCCGAAAGACCAATCGTGTGATAGGTGTCGGGGGAGCCAGCGGTAACGAGGTCGGGGCTGTCGGTCATGATGAACCGGCGCCCGAAGCCGTCCTGCATGATGTTCACGTTGCCAAACTCGAACAGGTCGTTAGAGTTGGTGATCGTGGTGCCATACAGATCGTGCATCGGCTTGCTGTGGATGATCCACGCGCGCAGACGCGAGGCGCGGTCACCGAACAGCGCAGCGCCGCTCACGAGGTCGGACAGTTCCAGCGTGCCGCCAGTGGCGTCGTAGTCCAGAGAACCCTGGTTGCCAATAGCCGCCACAAGAGCCGCAATTGCGCTGTTCAGGTAGTCCTGAAACACACCCTCGGCGAACTGCTCACCGATGGCCGTACCAGCGCGCTCCTGGTTAAGCTGCACCCAAGAGAACTGCTGCGGCGTCCAGCGAACCGGAACGGAGCCGCCCGCCACCTTGACCGTGTTGCGCTGGAGCTGCGACAGGTCAACGGGAGAAACGGAGCCAGAGCCGTATGCGTCACGACGCCGGACAAGTCCGGAGATGTTGGCGAAAAATGCTTCCTCGTCGAAGTCGCCAATGTTGCGCGCGGGGCGCAGCACAAGCGTTCCGGCGGAAGCCTCGTTAAACAGGCGAACCTGCTGTGCGATGGTCTCAGAAAACGCCAGGTAGGCGAAGTCGTTAAAGACCGTCATGTCGGAGAGTGCCATGATAGTTCCTCTAAGCTAAGTGTGAATTATCCCCCTCGCTTAGCCGCGAGCAGGGCAACTTTGTCGTCCAAAGACTTGGCCTCAGACCATTCCTTCGGGCCTTTCGTGACATTCGGGTTCCCAGACTTCGATCCACCACCAGAGGGCTGACTAACAAATGGCTTGCCTTCATCCGTTGACGCCCATTTCTTGACGTACTCAGAGGGCTTTAGCGGCCCCATGTCGGACTCGACAACTACTTCGTCGCCTTCTAGCTTGACGGCATCCCGCAGCATCGCCGTTGCCGCCTTACGATAGGCGGGCGTGGTGATGTTCGCAGCGTCCAGAGCCTCGCTCAGGGCGCGATCAACGGTTAGGGACTGAAGCCGCTTCTCAAGCGTTGCGGCGCGTTCTGACTGCGCCTGTAGTTCGCTCTCGAGTTGCTTCCGCACCTCGACCCCGCCCTCGGTGAACTCACCCTTGCGGGCTTTCTCCCAGAGTTTCGGGTCGAAGTCTTCCGGCAGTTCCGGCGTGGCGTCTTGCAGTTCCTGCAATTTCTGCCTTGCCGTCTTGTTGGATTCCTTTACACGCTGATATGCGTTACGCAGGTTGGAAACGTCAGGGTGGCTATCAATGCCCTCCACGTCGAGGACAAAGCCGCCATCGGTTTCCTTGTAAAATTCATGCAGCCCTTCGGGCACATCGTCCAGGTTCTCTCGTGTCACTTTCAACGGCATCGCCGGTACTCCTTGGGCATCGCCCAGTTAATGATCCCCATCGGGGTTAAATGACGGACGGGTCAGCGTCCGCGAAATCGGTGTTCATCAGGGACAGCTCGTCATCGGCTGTGCGCTCGTCGCTGGCAATCTGCCCGCGCTGGAGGTTTTCGTAGAGCGTCTGGTAGCTGTAGCCGCCCTCGCGCCACGCCTTCACAGCGTCCAGCACGTCGCGCATTGACATGGGCGCGTCCAGCAGATCGCGCGGGGGTGTAACAACCACCTCATCAGGGTCGGAGCCAACCATCACCGCGACATTCTTCAGCGCCATCTCAAGCGCCTCCGCTCCGCTGTTAGCGATGGTTTGCAGGGTGGTAGTCTCTGCGTTCTGGCGCATCCTTCGCGCCTCGCCTGACTCCTGCGCCGCCCCGCTGTCGAACAATTTAGCGCCCGCCTTTGCGGCGTTCTCCCATTCAGTTTCGATAGCCTCACGGTGCGCCGTGATGCCGGAACAGGTTGGGCTTACGTAGTAAACAGACGCGGGGTTCTCGGATGTGCTGGTGAGTTCCAGCGTCACGGACGGACCGATAGCCTCTGGGGCTTCCCCGTTGTCCACCACAAGCGTTTCCTGCCCGCTCATGTAAAGCTGGTGACGATAGTCCGCGTCAAGTCGATACAGGGACAGGGCCGCGTTGGCAGCTCCCACCAGCGGCGGGTTCTCGATGTCGTGGCTTACGTCGCGCGTGCCAACAACGACGACGGGCACAAAGTCCAGCGCCTGCCCAGCAGGGCCAGCGGGATAAATCGCGTCGTCTATTGGCTCTAGGCTTTCGTCCAGCAGAATCTGGTAATACCGCCCTGACTCGTCCAGCCCGTATTCACGGAATCGGACCACGGGGTTCCAGTCCATGCCATCGCGCACGTAGCCGGACTCGTCAAAGATATAGAAGTCCGTATCCCAGTTAACCAGCGCCTCGGCTTTCTGCCCCACCAGGTACGGCTCACCGCCCTCTGCTGGTCTGTCCGCGATGATGGAAAATCTCCCCATCAGCAGTAGCTCGCGGGTAATCTCGCGGCTGAACGACTCCAGGCTGCGCCCGCTTTCGGTTGCGGCTTCGTACAAGTATTCCATAGCGGCAGGCAACTCTATCCGCCATTCCGTCTTGTGGATAATGCCCACCATTGAATTGACGGCAGGCGAGATAATCGACGGATACTGCGCGCGCTCCAAGTACGCCCGCCACATATTTTGCCCGCCGTTGCTCCACTGGCTAATGAAGCCACCAGGCACCGGCAGGTATGTCCTATACAGCAGGTCGCCCTGCAGCTGACGGTTGCCGCTGATGTAGATGTCCGTCGCCTGCGCGTCGTGGGCTTTGATCGTGCCCTGCCCCGCGTCACTGTGGCGCATCAAGCGCCAGTCATAGGCAACCTCGGGCGTGAGCTGGGGGTTTTTCGGCATTTCCGCCGTCCCCGCGTCCAGTTTTAGATTAACGCTGCTCACAAGTAAGAAAGCCTCTTAGTTTTGCTGCCGGTTGGACGCTTACGGATCATCGGTTGCAACGCATAGCGGATAGCGTCGATGTAATGGTTGTGCGCGTCCACGATCTGCGGCATAACCTGTCCGCTCTTGCTGTCTACTTTGTAGCTGTAGAGCCGCGCCTCCTTCGCCGTTTCCTTACAGCGAGGATGGATGACTATTTCCTTGAACTGCCGCAGGTACGCGATGCCGTCCTCCACGCTGCCCGCCCATTTCTTAACTGATGCACAGCGCGGCAACCCGTGGCGCGTTACATATTTGATATTCTCGGGGCGCGCGTTGTCGGCAAGCACTTGATGCTTCTCGATGCCCGGTATGTCGCGCTTCAACTTGCCGGCGGTAAAATCAAGCTCAATGCCGACGCCGCCGCTCTCGCGCTCAACGTACAGGCGTTCGTCGTGTATCCAGCACTTGACAGCAGCCAGCGGGTCGACCGAGAAACCCCAGTCGAGCCCGTGGTATGGTCCGCTCCAATCCTTGTCAGGGCGA